TCAAGTGTTAGTGTTGCTCTTGCGGCATCGGTTGCGATTACTGTAAAACTATCTAAAGGATTCATTGTTTATTCTCTTGGTCATTTAGCACAATTGCTAGTACCTGATCGCCGTATAGTGGGTGGTCGGGCTTTGGGGTTTTTACGTGTACTCGAAAGTCTGCGTCGAAGTGGTCGCTAGGCCAGCGATACTCGCTGTTGCCGACTATGTACATTGCGTTTTTAGGATGTGTAAACCTAATTAACTCTACGGATTCAACCCCATCCCGTTCTTCTTCAACCACAACGATAGGGTGATCACCACCCAGCATAACTTCGTCAACCGAATCAACTAGTTGAAGTGATACGCCGTAGGTATGCATCAGTGACCAGTAGTGGCATTCAAAGCGTTGCTTTCTAACAGGGTCATCACACTCAGGATGGGGATAAAACCCCACAATAAAGATGTGAGGGTCTGATGCTTTAGTTCGTTTGTATGCCTGTGTGATCACGAGATAGTTCCAGCATATGAGCCGTATCCACCAGACCAAGAGATGTTTGAGCCGTTGCGTTGGATTGCAATACCTCTTGATCCACCAGCTCCACCACCCCAAGTTGAACTACCGCCACCATTACCAGCTGCTCCAGCACCACCACCTGTACCACCAGATCCTGCTGTGCCAGAAACTCCACCAGAACAATGTGTTCTTGATAAAGATGCTCCACCACCCCCACCAGCTTGAGATCCTGTGCTTCCGTAACCAGTACCGCCATTACCACCAGAGGCATATGAGTAGGAACTAGAGTTGGTACAAGTAGTAGCCCAACTGGTACAGCCCCATTTATTACTAGTAGCACAATAGGTAGATGTGGTTCTGTCGTTTAGTATTCGGAAGCCACCACCGCCACCACCGCCACCGCCTCCACCATATATCTGGCTGTTGTTGTCGATAGTGAGGTTGGATGTGCCTGTTGAAGACTGTATGGACATAGCACGGCCACCAGCACCACCACTATAGCCAGCAGCATTATTTCTGCCACCACCACCAGTACCACGATAACCTTTAATGCTTCCGTTTATTACTAAAGTTACGTGGTTATAACCAGTGATATTTCCAGTTTGGAATGCCCAGTTACCTGAATTACTGGCAATTGCATTACCTGTCAGGGTTACGTGAATTGGATTGCTACTATTTAGGTTGGAGAATGCAGATTGAGATGTCAATACAAAGTGTGTACCCATACTGATACTTACGTATTGGATATTAGACTTACCATGAAACTGGTTCATGGATATCTGTCCACTAGTAGGTATGCCAGAAGCACGACCATAGTATTCAGACATAGTGATAGGATGCCCTCCACCAAACTCACTTTGGAGGTTAGCGAAGCTTATTGCCCCTGAACCTTGTAGAGCCATTACTTACTCCCCACTATACCCTTGAGTTCCTCAATCTGAGCCTGTTGCTCTTTTATTGCTTCAATGAGTAGACCTACAATATTACCGTATGCCACTGATTTCATACCGTCATCATTATCGTAAACGGCTTCAGGTAAAACTGCTTCTAATTCTTGAGCAATCACACCTGTAGCTCGTTCCCCATGCATATCAAAAGTTACACCACGAACACTGGTGACTTTCTCTAAAGCGGAAGGGATTGTTTCAATGTTACTTTTTAAACGTAAATCTGAATATGCTGTGATGTTACCTGAAGCAGTGAAACTACCAGAAAGGGAATTACCATTACTGGATAGGTTACTGAGTCCCACTTCGGAAGGAGTATTGATGGTGCAACTAAACGCAGTACCTGACAAAGACATGCCCGTACTTGCTGTATAAGTTGTATTGGTATCAGTATTATTATCAGGAACTACTACAGTATCAGTAGTGCCGTCACCACGATTTAGCGTGATCGTGTGTCCACTAATTGTCATTGCATTCGCTGCAGTACTTAGTGCCTGATTGGTTGTTTTAGTGACTTTAGTAGCAAGAGCTGTAGTCAACGTGGAAGCGTAAGACGCATCGTCATTTATTGCTGCTGCTAGTTCGTTCAGATCATTCAGAGTACTTGGAGCACCGCCAATGAGATCAGTTATCTCGGTCTGTACGTAAGCAGTAGTAGCTACCTGAGTAGTGTTAGTATTAGCTGCGGCAGTGGGAGCAGTAGGTGCGCCAGTTAACGCAGGACTAGCCAAAGGTGCTTTTGCATCTAACGCTGCTTGCAATCCAGTTGTAACAGAAATCGCATGATTTGCTGGGTGAGTATAATTATTTGAAGATGCAGCTATTCCGTTTAGTTTTGTGTGGTCAGCATCAGTAAATACATTACTATCTGCAGCAGATTCTACTGCGGTCCTGATTTCTGCGTCTGTTTGATCTGCTGTAGCAAGCGTTTCAATAGTATCTATCTTAGTTTTATCTGCACTAGAAGGCATCGGAAAACCACCAGCAGTAGACCCGTCATGGACTACTAAAGTGTCCTTGGTTGTGTCAACAGTAACTTCACGTAATGCGCCTATAAATGCGGCGTGTTCTGAAGTCGTGCCACCACGTAGTTGTAGTAGTTTGCTCATTCTTATAGACCTCCAAAGTCCATTTGTAAATTAGTACCAGATACAGTACCTATGTTTGTTAAATTGTTATTTTGTCCATCTAGTGCACCACCAAGTTGCGGGGAAGTGTCCCCTACCAAAGATGTCAGACCCACGGCAATAACTCCCCAAGCAGACCCTGTGTAGTATTTTAATAAGCTATTAGTTGTGTCGTACCACAAATTACCTGCAGTTGGTGAAGAAGGTGCACTAGCAGCTACTGTATACTCAGTAGCATACCTATTAACATCAGCAATAGATACACCTACAGTATTGACATTAGTAATTGAACCAGCAGTTAAATTAATGTTAGTTGAGTTACTAGCAACAGTATTAACATTTGTAGCGTTACCAGCTACAGCATTAATATTTGTGGATAATCCCGCCACAGAATTAATGTTAGAAGCATTAGATACAACAGCGGTGATATTAGAGGAGTTACCAGCTGCCGTAGTAACATTTGATGATATTGCTGCAAGGGTATTCAGGTCCGATACTATCGCTGCAGTACCTAACGTATTTAGATCTGCGACGACATCGGCAGTTCCGAGTGTGTTCATATCAGCGACTACATCCGCTGTACCTAGTATCGCCATATCAGCTATAGCTGCGGAGGTTCCTAACAGAGTTACTTGAGCTGCTTTACCAGCAACTGTTGTCACATCTGCTGATATACCTGCTACTGTAGTTACATTTCCTGAAATACCAGAGACGGTTGTTACGTTACTAGATATACCAGCTAGGGTATTCATGTTAGTAACATTGCTAGATGTTCCTAACGTATTCATATCGGTTACAACATCTGCTGTACCAAGTGTATTCATGTCACTTACGACATCTGCAGTACCTAGCACATTCATATCAGATACAACGTCAGCTGTTCCTAATATAGATAAATCAGTTATAACAGCCGAAGTACCTAGTAAACCAATCTCTGCAGCTTTTCCTGCTACTGTAGTGATATTGGCATTATTGCCAGCAACGGTAGTTACGTTAGCTCCAATACCCGCTACTGTTGTCACATTCGCACTGATACCAGCCACTGTAGTTACATTAGCGGCTATGCCACCTACCGTATTAACATTAGTTATGCTGTTAGCGACTGTTTCAATTTCTGATACAGCCTCATTTAAGTCGTTAGCAACTGTCTCTACTTCAGAGATAGCTTCATTTAAATCGTCAGCAACTTTTATGACTTTAACAATGTCATCAGCGACTGTAGTTACCTTGGCAATGTTTGTAGCTACTGTAGTAATATCAGCGTTATTACCTGCAACTGTATTAATATTAGTTGTGTTACCTGCTACTGTAGTCACATTGCTGGAAATGCCAGCTGTTGTAGTAATGTTGGCTGCAATACCTGCTGCTGTAGTGACGTTAGACGCTATCGCAGCAAGTGTATTTACACTACTTATTGAGTTACCAACTGTGGTAATTGAGTTACCAGAACCTGTAGTAACAGCATCTGTTATAGAACCTAAGTCTTCAGAATAGACAATATCACCAGCAACAATATCAATTGCTGCCTGATTAGCCGCTGTAGGAGCAGTAGCAGCCCATGAGGAAGTAGCTGTGCTATACGCTCTTAATTCGTTGTTTGAGGTATTCCACCATAAGTCACCAGAATCTAGTGATGTGGTAGGAGCAGTTGAAGTAACACGATACTTTTGGGCAAAACTGCTAACGTCTGTTACTACAGCAGCTAATGTATTCATATCAGATACGATATCAGCAGTGCCAAGTATAACCATGTCAGCAACAGCTGTAGACGTACCTAATAACCCAATCTCAGTTGCCTTTCCTGCTACAATTCCAATGTCAGTTGCATCATTTGCTACTGAAGTTACATCTGCTTGTATACCAGCCACGGTATTGATCTTTCCTTGGTCAACTGTAGTGGGTCTTAATGGGTCCCAAGCAGAACCAGTGTAGCCTTGCATACGTGAGGTTGATGAGTCCCAATACATTGATCCCGTTAAAAGTGCATCACCATCGTTGTTTAATGTTGGTGCTGTACCCTTTACTCCGAGAAATCTGTCATCAAATTCATCAAGTGCAGCCGCTACAAGAACCACATCTGCATTCGTTATTACAACATCTGCATTAGTAATCACTACGTCTGCATTAGTGGCAGTTTTATCATTACCCGTGGCAGTGCGGTCTAGTGCGGTTTGCACCTTATCTGCCTCTGCCAAGCCTTCGCTCGTTAATGCAGCTGCTGCGCTAACAGCTGCTGCGTTTTTGGATGCAAGCGCAGCAATCCTATGAGCATTAGATTCATTCTTAAAAGTTTCAGTAACACCCATTGCTGTGTTAGCTACACCTGCCTTACTAGTTGCAATCCCTGCTTGGGTAGTAGCAGTTACCACATCTGCATTAGTTAAAACAAGATCTGCTGCTGTATCAATTGTATCTTGATTAGTTGCTACTAAATCCGCAGCAGTATCGATCGTATCTTGATTAGTGGCGACTAGATCAGAAGCTACTGCTGTTCTATCCAGACCAGTTTGAACCTTATCAGCTTCAGCGAGAACAACATCAGCGTGAGTAAGTACAACGTCAGCATGTGTTAAAACCACATCAGCGTTAGTAGCAATTTTATCTAGTGCTGTTTGAACTTTATCAGCTTCCGCTAAACCTTCACTAACGAGAGCTGCCGATGCACTAACTGCTGCAGCATCTTCAGAAATTTGTGCGTCATCTTCACTAGACTGTGCTGCTACTGTATTTGCAGCAGTAGTAGTTGCTGCATTAATTATACTACCAGTATTAGTGTTTACTAAAAGTAGTGCAGCTAAATTTGTTTCTAACTCAGTTAACTCTGTAATTTTATCAGCTACAGTTTTTACTGTGTCGTATCCTGTAGTAGCCAGCTCTCTATTTATTGTTATTTCATTAGATGTTAATGAACTAGCTTTTCTTGCCATTAGGTAAAACCTCTTGTCTCAAATGTGAAAGATTCTAAATCGTCAGGAAGTATTAGGCCGTGCTCTATGACTCTATTACAGCTTTGTTCAAATCTTATATAATGTGCGTTGTTTTCAGCTTTTGTGTCAGAACTAATTGTGCTATTACCTCTATAACCTATGTAATGAAGTAATGCTTCAAGTAACTGTGGGGGTAAAGCTAGGTTGTTTGATACTGCTGTAGCAAAGTCTGGGGAAACTCTGTATATAACACTTAACTTTTCGTCTTGTGCTACATTAGGAACTTCAACTGTGTTGTACGAAGGAGTCATTATACCTAGTGGGTCTGACTCGTCATTTATACTGACTGTATCTCCCTGTTCATCATAGCACTCAGAAACTAAGAGAAAATTTTGACTAGTTGTCATAGCTACATCAGAATCAGTGCCATCTAGGGTGTAAGTGGTTTTACCATCTTGTAGAGTTATAATAGCTTCTTCTTGTTTAAGAGGAAATCTTTTGTACAACTCTAACATACCAAGATTTACAAAACCTAGCACTGCAGTAACGTCGTCCTTTACGCCAAGCTGTCTAAGTTCTGTGCTCTTAGCTAAATCAATAACTTTACTAGCTAACATTACAAAATCCTTATAATTTTTAGCATACTATCATATAGTAAATTAAAATACAGTACTGTTGCTATCTTCATTAAAATCGTCAACGTCTGGAAACATTGCAAAAGTGCCTGATTCATTTTCAGTATATGTTACAGCTAATTCTTCACTAGGTTTAAATGGTTGAAGTTCTGACAACATAGCTAGTGTATCAGCTACGTCATCATGTTTGGATTTAAACCCAGCTTTGGTTACGTACCTCAATTCTTCTAGACACTCTACCATATATTTAGAAGTTCTCATCTCTTCTGGGAACATTAATTTTTTAGCTTTGATAATCGGGTGAAATATCAGAAATCTAGTTATCTTCTTTTTCGTAGGTCGTATTCCTTCTTTATTGCTGTCAAATCCTTTAGCAATATTAAAAAATACGTTTCTTTCCAGCATTTCCTTTTTTATCCAAGCTATAAAACCTCCTTGCTGCCCGCTAACTTCAATACCTACCTCTAAAGGTTTGTACATTGCTACATACCTAAATAGGTCATCAAGAGTCTTGTCCATTAGCTGTTGCCCAATCATACCATCTACTAACATCCAATCTCCGTTATTGTTATACGCAAAAACAGATATAACACTGTAGTCTGCTTTCTTTCCCTCAGAAGTTGCAAAGTCAGTAGTGATGTAGAAATTATAGCTACTCCTGTTCTTTAAAACATTTTTCCTGCTATACCACACCAAGTCGTCGTCTTTAACTAGTTTATCTTCATCACTTATAATTCTTATCATTAACTCTTGGTCAAATGACGCTAGTTCTCCACTACCTTTAAGACTTTCATACTCATGTCTAACAAATGAGTAGGGGAATCTATCTTCCCAAGCACCTACAAATTCTTCTTCTGTGCACGGGAATTTTTCACACAAGGGGTATATCTTAGTACTCCATGATGTAGAACTAGCTGCTTCATACAAAGGATCTTGCTTGTTGAACGGCGTACCTGTCCAATTAGTCATACGTTTTTTAGGATGTAGGCACTGCCTTGCAGCTCTGTAAAGAACTTTCTTTATATCCTCTACTATCGTGGGTGATTCAGCATTTTTATCTGACATTAAATCATCTAAACCTAGCCATGTGGGTCTTTGCCCATATTCTTTAAATCCACGCACACCAGTACTTGCACCGAACCCTCTTACACAAAAAAACTTACCGTCTAAGTTTTGAAACTCCCAGCGAACATCTGTAAATTTTGCGTTAGGTACGTATTTCTGCAGAAAAGTAGAGTGCTCCCATCTGTACTGAAGATTTTGCCTCATAGACTTAATACCATTATCAATAGTATCAGCTACATACATTGCTACGTCTACTTGACCAAACCCGTCAACTTTACCGTATACAGCTATGTATAACCACATATACTCATGTATCACAGAAGTCTTAGCACCACCACGAAAACAAACAAATAGGTTTTGTCTTCCAGTGGTTAATTGGTCCAACATATCATAGTGAAATACTGGGGATACGTTCTCTTCCCCCATAGAACCATTAACCAATTTTATAAAAGCTATAAATTTAAGAGCAAATTTACTAGGTATATACCCCTCGTTAAACTTAGAGTAGCTAACATCATGAAGCATATCTTCCAAATCTTTAGATTCACTCATATTAGCTATCTTCATCTTTATGTATTATTTTAGCTTCAATAATAGTTTTTATAGGGATACCTGCTTGTATGCTCTGCTGCTCTCTTATCACCATTTTCTCAGTAGCTTCCTGTAATGCTGCTATAGCTGATTTAGCACCATCTTCTACTTGAACACTAATAACGTGGTCTTCCGTTGGTTTTAATTCTCTAATAAGAGTATCTGATGCTTTCTGTCTGACCATTTCTGATCTAGCATCCCGCATTAAATCTGCTTGAACTAGGATAGCCTCATGAAGTAAATGCCTGTGTATAAGTTGTACAGGTATACCAGCAACTTTTCGTATTTCATTAACTAGGGCTGTAGAGTTGTACCTAGATGCCTCGCCACGTATGTCTTCTTTTTTCTGCCCTCTATCTAACCTTCGTTTTAGCCTTTCAGGAAACACTTTAATATATGATTCAGTAATATTATTACCAGCTTCTATCAATGAGAAGAACTTGACTGCAGACATGTATGCGTTAGAAGTAAACTTATTATTAGAACTAAGTATATTCAAGTGATCCCTATATACGTCTAGGAACTGCTCACCATACTCAGGGTCGTTAGCAAGTTTGTTTAACTCATCTACGGTTCCTTGGTTAACCATGTTCTTTTGTCTATTGGTTAACTGAGACTGTAAAACTTCTAAATCTAGTTTGGCTGCTCTAATTTCTTGTTTTGTTACTACTGATCCCATTTTGGTACCTAGTAAGGAATATCAATTGTTGGGTCGAAGTAAGGGCTAGTTTTCTGGCATATATATTTATAGTCATCTGAATCCATCTCTACTTTTCCTTTTAGTAGAACTGAGTAATCAAATTCTTTTATATACCTAATAACCTCTACTTCATCTAAACCTTTAAACATTTCCTGACCACCATCTACCTTTTTGTCAGGAACCCATTGCCAATCTGACAATACATCATGCATGTGCTTCTCAACCAATAGCGGAACACCTGTCTCAAAATCTAGTCTTAACCTAGTGAGAGGTACATAACGATACTGTGTAAACCAAGACCTAAGTATTTCCATCATACGATCAGTAGATCTAGGGCTATGGCACATACCAACTTTGTGTACTAGCTCACCATCATCAAGAGTAATTTGGAGTACATATACTCTTCCAACAGAAGTATCGGGTGATTTCAGTTTAGCAAACATTTATGTACTGTATAAATTAAGGAACGTTGAGGTCGATACAACATGTACAGGTTGAGGATCAATAACAAGTTTTCTCACGTTAACCTTAGTAATACCATTAACTTTGGCGTTTAGTATCCTATGGAATCCGTCAGCTACAGTGCCATCAGAGTATAAAGTTATTGCGTACTCTTGGGTCACGTTGTTTACTTTTGTTACGTGGTAAACAAGGTCATCACACATAAACTTTGTATTGTTGAATACCCAGAAGTTGTTTTCTGTGAGTTCAGGAATAGTACTTTCAGTAGTTACTCCGTATGCGTCCCATAAGTCCTGAACCATGTACACGGCTACGCTGTCACCTATTTTTCTTCCTCTCATTTCGTTAGACATTACGTTTTTAAGTCCTGTTAAGGTTATTTAAAAATAGGAATATACACTATGTACTTTTAGTAGGCAATTAAAAGATGATTTTCATCTTAGCTAGGATACAGGTGATTCAGGGGTAGGGTGTAGAAAAAACCCCTCGCTAACTCTCGTCAGTAGGGGTTCAGTTAAGACGGACAAAAGACTACCCCCTAAAGGGGGTGTCCTGTCTGTCCCGATGGATCACCTCCAGAGGTAATGGACAAAATGAGGGTTTACATTGTCGGGTAAATTCTCATTTATGAACTGTATCACAGTCACCCCATTTCTTAAACAACACAGCACCTTTAGTCTGACTTCCGTGCCTAAGTAAGCTAGGGGATAACATATATATACCGTTCTGGACTTTCCGTATAAATTCTTTTTTATATAATTTTTGGAATAATGTAGACACAGTAGGAACTGTAGTACCACACTCTTCTGCTATCTTAGCAAACGTACCGATAATGCGGTTATTACTGTCTTTATTCTTAATGAGCCAAGCAAGAACTTTATTAGTTGCTGTACCTGCTACACCAATATATTCAGCTAGTACTTTAGCGTAAGCTCTCTCCCAGTATTCTTTAGGTATCTTCTCAATAAATATATCAACAGACAACATCTCACCTGTTCTTGTATTCACCATCATGTACTTATCTTCTTCTCTATCCATTACAATATTCTTTAGCCTTTATATAAATTATATTTTAGCACTTATATAGTTTGTGGTACACCTTTTATACTACTTACTAAAACCTAATGCCATGTGGTAGTGAGTTTACTAAAGAATATTTTAGTAGACTATAAAGAATATTATAGTGAACTTTTCCGTAAAGCTAGGTACAGCGTCATTCCTAATGTCTTCCCTTTATATATCTATTACGTGTTGAAAACTTACGTAATGAGCTTGTTAGTTTCCATAGGGAGTTTACTAAAATTTAATTTATAAAAATTCCGTATGGGGATTTAAAAAATTAGTACTGAGGCAGTATATATGTGCGTAGCACATGTACAGGGGGATACCCCCCCGCTGGGATAGATGGGACCCATTATAAAACCTCATCAACTATAGGAAGAAACAAAATGACAAACTTATACAACACAGTACAAGAAGACTTAGTATCCACGTTACTAGACGCGAACAGACTCATTGAGTCTGTAATAATATGCGGCTCTAGGAGCCTGTCGTTGAGCTGCAAGACTACCGTAGTATTAGTGGAAACACTAAACGTGGGGCTAGACTTAGCACTAGATAGTATACCTTCTAGTTACAAGGAAACGGAGACTCGTCTTCATTCACTGTTCGAAGAAGTACAAAGCTAACATCTGTACACTGTCATAGTCACTGACATTAACTGTGACTACTTACCACCATACATCCTACTAATACAGGGTGTATGTTAGTGAGTGTACGTACCATTCAGGTATGCCTTACAATAGGAGAATAGATATGAACGATAACGTAGAAGTGGCATCAGTAATAGCTGTAACAACAGCTGTAGTACTCACATGTTTACTAGCTGTAGTACTAGTCCACTATGGGTGGATGTAATGAACAGTGCAGCTAAAAGAATGCACAATATAAACAGATTGTATGAAGTCTGTAGCAGTCTTAGTATAACAATTACTTACATAACATTATTGGTAGGAATACCGTTGATGTTTATGTGGTAACACATAAGACCTGATCATGTCTAAAACTGATTACCTAGCTATAAGTGCCGTAAGCGGTATTTATAAGTAGGTGTTGTTACCGTATTGAGTAACAGCCTATTAACGGAGAATATTATGAACACATTATTAATAAACAGCACACTTACTGTTTTAAGTATTGACGAAATAGTGGCTAATTATGCTCAAGCAGTATCTTTAGTATTAGTTGGTTTGTATGACATGCATGTTCAGGTAACTAAGAAAAATAACTCTTTATTCTTTAAGTACATGACAGATCAAGAGATGGATTACGCATTGAGTGATGTTGATGTTGGTACTTCAAGCCAGTTTAATTACCACAACCCTAATTGGCACTTTGTACCATCATTACGAATAGCTATCAGAGATAGTTTAGAAGGTTAAATAATGACCACCTAGCTCTATGGAAAGTGTTAGGAATTTTTAAGGAGTATGACAGTACCATGCATACATTTGTGTGCATGTAAATTAGGAGATTACAATGGCTACATATATGGATTTGCTGCCTATCACACTAATTGACCCAAAAAGGAGAAGAAAAATATTAATTCCTCTCCTATTCGGGGTATTTGTTGGCACCTAGCTTTGTTGGGTAGCCTTGTAGTACCACTTGTGAATTATCATAGGTGTAATTTTTGGAGTAGTAATATGAAAAAGTTTAATGTACAGCCCACGTTAGAGGCTTTTGAAGTAGTAAGACCTAAGATGAAGGACTTGCTTACTCTTAGAGTGCATGAAGCACTATTGTTAGGTCATTTCTTAAATAAGTACAACAACTATTTGCGTAAGACTTTAGGTAAGCTTGAAGTCACTAGCAACGATGTGCTTCTTGCCAGTTTCATAGGCAAGTTGGCAGTTCGTATGCCATTAGTTGTGGAGGGTAAGTGGGATGATTTCCAGAAACAACAGCAGAAGTTTTTGGCTGCTTCACTGCTTATCAACATACTGGTTGATAGTGGTGAGTATGTTCTTGAGGAACGTATTAAGGAAGTAGATCCGTCTAGTAACTATGGTAAACCTTACCGTAAAGATTTATTTCTTATCTTTGATGGTGTTGAACCTAAGAAAGAGTTGTTACGTGGTCTTGAGACTAGATCAGGAGTTTACTATCAGGATAAAGTAGGCAGTATTAAGCTTAGTGCTGAGTTTAAAGGTGTGTTGCACGATGTTGGGTCAATGGCGTTTAAGTTAAGTGATGTAGCTAGTGAAGAGTTAATTCTTCATGGTTATAAACTGTCCAAGAACTACGTTTCTAGTGGTGACGGCAGGGGTGAAGATCCTACTCTTAAGCGCGAAAGGTACAAGTCTTACGCTGCACTTATTATGAATGATGTAGCAGCATTAGATAAGTTTTACTTGCCTATGAAGTATGATTCTAGAAGTCGTATGTATTACGAGTTTCAACTAGAAGGTATGCGTCCACAAGGACATTTGTGGGAGACATTAATGATAGACGCTTATGAGCCTCAGATACTTAGCAGGAGTGCTGTAAACCACCTCAAACACATCATATATGTTACTAGATATGGTAGGTGTTCATTAGACCAAGCATTATATGGTTGGACTAATAGTGATTGGGTATGGGCTAATAATAGAGATCCTCTAAAAGCTACTACTGAAAAGGAGTTTGGTGAGTTCATACTAGTAAACAAGGCTGTTCAAGCTGTGGCTGATGCAGTTGACGGTACACCTTCACATTATATGTTTGGTAAGGATCTTACTAACTCAGGATTGATGATGGCAGGTAGTTGTTTTAAGTCAGCTAAGATGTTAAAGATGGCTAATCTTATTCAGTTGAAGACTGTACATGATAGTCACACTGATATGCAAAAGTCTTATGGTTTAGACCATTTGACTAGGAAAGATATGAAGAAAATATCTAACCCGATGCTGCATGGAGCGTCTATAGGTAGCATGGTTAAAAACGTACAGTTAGCATTGCGTGAAAATGGAGAAAGCGATGACACTGTTGACACTATAACTAAGGACTTTGTTATAGGTAAAAACCATGAAGCATTTGGCTTAGAAGTGGATAATATCTTTACTATTTCGTCTTGGGGTGCATCAGCAGTTAGCAATACTCAAACTGAGCTTTATTGGACAACACCAGACGGCTTTAAGGCGTACCACAGAGCACATATGAAGTATTGTCCAGTAGTAATACATACTGCTACTGCGTCTGTTAAAGCTTGTTTTAGGGAGACTAAGCTAGTGTCCGATATGCCATTAAAGCAACAAGCTAATGGTCGACCATTGCATGATAAGTCATTTATTGCTAATGGTAGTAAACATGCTGTGGAAGTTAGTAAGACAGGGCTACATGCCAACTTGACACATAGCTTTGACGCTACGTTATTACGTAGAGTTGTCAATAGAGTTGTCAGTAAAGGTGAAGTATGTTTGCTGAAGCATGATGACTATATGGTGTTTCCTGATATGTATGACGATATAATAGAGATTGGTCAAGTATTCTTTAAGGAAGCAGCTAGTGTTAACTTCTATGAAGTAGCAATGAAGGATATTGCCAGTAATGGCAGTACACCACCAATACCTGATCTAGTTATAGGTGATTGTGAAGTAGAAGATAGTGTTAATTATTTAATGCCATAAGGTAGCTAGTGTACTACTGGTGTATCTAGTTAAGAAGTAAATGTACCTTGTCCATAGGACAGGTTTTCTTACCTAATTACTACACCTTTATTACATATAAACTACTTTTTAAACTATTTGAAAAAGGGTTAATAGCCATGATTCGACATGCTTAAAGCCTCGCATTCGCGAGGTATAGTGATTATAGGTTATGTACTACTACCTATTTTAAAGTAGTTATTTAAGAGGAAACTATTATGGAACGTAATCCATTAGTGCTTTCTACAGCATTTAAGAAAGCTAAAAGTAAGTTAAGAAGGATTGATCAGTTAAACATTCGTTCTTCGATGGATGTTGAAGAAACTGACATTATTGTGTTACAGCTTTCAGAAGCCAAGGCACTTGAATTTAACCTACCAATGGCTAGCTTTGTGAAAGGTCAGCAGTGGTATGTTAAATCTTTGATTGACTTCGCAGGTATGTCTGCTGAAGACCGTCTAGAAACTGAATACATCGACTGTTTTCCCGATGTTGCCAGTGAAGAAGAGTTGCTAGCTGAACTAGCTTAATTCTGCGTAACACACGGGCTGTGTGTAATGCGCTACAGGACGTTTGTACCATTAGTGGTACCTATGTACCTGTTTGCCTAAGAGGGCTTTGAAACACTTACTGGATCACTCCCAGTATTGATAACATAATGTTTGGGTAGTACCCAATAACTAACAAAATTGTAAACCAAGGAGTTGTGTATTATGAAAGACGATGAAATGCAACGTTTATGGGACTCACTAATTATTAATGGTTGGAAATATAATGCTAGTACAGGAAGGATATTTATTGGCTTTATCAAACAAGCAGCACCAATACTAGCTAAACTAGATGATTGGGATAGGTCGTATGCATTTTTTGATAGTCATATTAAAATACGAAAGATCAGTAGATTTGAATTAAACCAACCAGTATTAGCGTTTGTCAATAATCACTCTCCGCAGCTATCCAATTATCTATGGGACGCTGATTTTGATGTATCTAAGGTTATAATTAACATCGATAATTTTAAATGGTTTAAGGAAAGACGTATAAGCAAACGTCATGCTGCAATGAAGTCCAACTATAAAAAAATATGTCAAGCTACCAAGGTTGTATCAGCAAGAGCACTAAGCAAAAATCATGATTGGACTACTGTTAAATAACATTAAAAAAGGAAACTAGTAATGAATAAAAAAGTAGATATTAATTCTTTGTGTATTGGTGGAGTTTCTATGCAAGACTACCCAGACTTTTGTGATTCTTATATTGAATCAGGGTGTTATGTTGATGGATCTACTATATCAGAAGAAGAGATAGAAGAATTGAACTGTAATAGTCCAGAAATAGCGCAAAGTGCGGCATTTCAGTCGTTAACTGATTAAGGTGTAGTGATATGACCAATAAAACTAAATGTCTAGTGTTACTAGCTAAAATACAAGCATACATATACTGTCTATTGGACAGTAATGCTAGATTTCATCTAGAAAACACTTGGTCAGAGTCACTAGTACATAAAAATATATATGGTGAACCTTCCTATGCAGAAGTAGTTACGTATATTGGTGTTATTACAGGAAGTATTAAGGATAAAAATATAAAAGTTCTTAAAACTTTCTATGGAGAACTAAGATTTGATCTAGAAGACTATATTAATAACTATAACAACAGAGAATTATAATGACTGTTTTAAGAGGAACTATTGCTATATGTCAAGATTGTGCTTACCAAAGTCCCTACAAAATAGGGAAAAAAAGAATAGAGTACTACTGCAACCAAAAGGATAATATATGCAAGGAAGCAGTAAAAGACTGCGACTACAAGCAACAACTGGACAGCATATATAATAGTATGACTGATACTGAAGTATCCAGTAAATACTTTACTAAAAGATAAAACTTGTATTAATATGAGTGCTCCTAAAGGAGTTAATAAATTGAAGACAATACTATTTGTACCACTACTATTCTTACTAGTATTCATGTGTGCAGCAGCTTTTGCTGACGTAGGCACTTTCAAAAAAGGTTTTATTATACATCTAGGATCAGCACCAAACACTATAGTTGTTTGCAATCCTACAGGTGAATCTCAAGCAAATGGTACTCAAGTAGTATGTGCTGCAATAAGCTTAGAACAATTAAGAAGTTTATCGACTATGTGTATTATATACAGTCACCCAGTAGGGGTAAATCTAGTATGCAATACACAACAAACATCACTGGAGTAACCCATGAATTTAAGAAACAAAGCTCTACCTTATTCCGTAATGTACGAAAGAGTTTCAAGATGGACTTACAATATTACACCATTACCAGAAAGGTATAAATTTGGTAATTTGTGCAAAAAAGAAAGACACGTAAGTAATGAGCGTACTGTAAGGTACGAAAAATCTGGACGTTGCCTACTTTGTAGCTCAGAAACCTCAAGAAGCTACAGCAGTAAAAAAGATGCAAGAGACATGACAGCTATGCACTTGTACGAAGACAGCCTAGAAAGAAAAAAAGATAAAGACCCTTTATTCGATACATAGTCTGATTATACTTTCAGATTTGTAAACTTTGGTAATCAATGTAAATTTGGAGAAACAAAATGACAGACCGTTTAAAAGAAAAATTTGTTACTTATAACAAAGAAAATCCTGATATTTACGAGAAATTTAAAGAACTAGCGTTTATTGCCGCTTCCCATAGAAAAAATTTTGCTGCTAGAGCAATATTTCATATTATTAGATGGGATAGCATGGTTACAGGTAAAGATGCTTTTAAAGTAAACAACGATTATTCAGCGTATTATTCACGAAAGTTTATGACTGAATTTCCAGAACATAGCTCATTATTCAGGACTAGGGGCGTATGAAATGGGTAGCCCTAGATTAATACCTAATATATGCATAGAATGTGTATATAGGACAAACACAAAATTAAAAAGTGCGGTAGTTTACATGTGCACTAGATTTAACATAGACTGTAATACTAGTGTTGTACACAGATGCTCTTACCAAAAAGACAAAGAAAACTCAAAGTTAAGAAGAGAAGAGTGTGACAACCATAACTTAAATTTTAACCATAGATTTGCAAATACAGAAATTTGCGATTCTATGCAATAACGTGGTTACTAAAGTAGTACAGGCACTGGTTATTGTGTTTTTACTAGTTGTTATGTATTCCAAAGGTCAAATTGATATTGGTAATACAGAAAGTATACCTTATTGGAACATCTGCCTAAGTCTGGACTAACAATGAAGTTACTAACTGAACATGAATGGCGAAATAAGTATATCCCTACTAATATTAATCCTATTAAATATAAGGATATTCCTGAAGAAACTAGCAATTCAAATGTTTGGACTTTAGTAGAGAGAAATAACTCTTTATCATTGGTAGCAGGATTTGTACATTTAAACAGATTGGGGTACTACTTAACTAAAAATACTCATAAGTATGACGTAGAGGTGTACTTATAAAATTACTGTTATTAAGGTAGTACGCTTTTAGTACACCATTAGCACACCATTAGTACGCTTTTAGTGCACCATTAGTACACCTTTAGTACACCAAAACCCTTTTTTTGTGTATACCCACACTTAATAAGCCATAGTCTAAACTCATTTAATGACTAACAAACATGGAAAAACTAAAAAACATACCAGCAGGTATGACACCAAAAGGTAAAAAAATACCTTATACAGTAGAGGACTATAAATACCTTCTTGACCTAATTGAGAAACGTATGTTGCTTGATAAGGCAGTAATTAGTGACCTCAAATCACGAATTAACGTAGTAGAATCCAAATTAAATAGTATTAAATTACAAAGGAGATAAGTATGAAAGAAATATTTGTAGACATAGCTTTAACATCTACGCTTGTTATAGTGGCATCAGTATTATTTTCACTAGCAATAACAGATAGCCGTGATCCACCACGATGGCTGTCTTACTTAGTCGCTACTTTAATAGTAGTAATAACAATATCAATTATAGGAGCACTTTGGTCATGAAATGTTTAGTACTTTTAGTATCACTTACCTGCACATACACAACAGCAAGTGCTGGAATTACCTGTAGTACAGATTACTATGGCAATCAAACTTGCACAGGAACAGGCGATAATTACGGCTATAAAAGCCAAGGCTCTACTGACTATTATGGAAACCAAACTTGGAGTGACAACCAAGGCAATAGAACAACTTGCAGCACGGATTACTATGGTAACTATTCGTGTAACTAATTCGTGGACTACTAAGACGCGGAAACTGGAGCTGGCCCAGATGCCGAGCTGATATTGGCTCGTAATAAGTGAAGTCCTGTACTGGAAAAATCGAGTCATGCCGTAATTTTCAAAGCTAATACAGGCAATAAATTTAGTACAAAGGAAAATGAAACTACGGAAGATTAATTAAATGAAAACAATATGTGAGCTAGAAAAAGAAGTAGATATACTATACGAAAAAGCAATGCTATATTTAAAAGAATCAGAATCTGATTGGAGATGTTTATCTGCTCACAGTAAAGCAAGAGAATACTGGGGTAAATACCAAGTAGCATGTGATAACTTAGATATTGCTAAAGACGAAGAAACCTGTAGTTTCAGTAATGAGAGTAGTTTAAGGAAAATAAAATGAATATTAATGCTTGCCCTTTTTGTCACTCAATTGATACACAAATAGTTTCTTACGAAGATGAAGGTTCTTCGCATGTATGCATAGTTTGTATCCAATGTGAAGCTAGGGGGCCAATAGCCTACTTAGATGACGAGTACAACGCGAAAGAGTACGCAACAAACCATTGGAATAATGGTATGTTCTTGACAGAGCCTGTAGTAACTAAAGTAGCTGTAATACGGGATGAAGATACTGATGTTTTAACAATCAGAGTTAGATTTACTAACCATGAATATTCAGATATCTGCACGTTTAACACTAATAGTATAACTTTTGATGTTAAAGAGTTTATGGGGCTAACTTATGGTGAAGCACTGTCACTAAAGTTTAAAAAAGAAGAGCAACACTTTGATTCTTATATTAAAAGAAGGTAACTAATTACTGGGTAGTTTAATTATAACTAGGGGGTAGTACAATGAGAGTAGAAACATACAAAAAAGCACACGCTGTAATAAATCAATATGCTACTTTTGAAGTACCCAAAGAAGATTGGGATACAATGAAATTAGCAGGATTTGACGATACTACAACTATCGATAAATTAATCGTAACAGGTGAGGTCAAATGTTTAGACTATGAAATAGATATCGTAGATATCCTATCTGTACACGAAGAAGATACAGTTGTAGACGCGTAACCACATTATAGGAGTAATTTTACTATGTATTTAGAAGAAGAAATAAAAGACTTACATAAAGACGTAGATACGAATTTTACAAAAGAATTAAATACTTTAGCTGGCAGCATCATAAAAGTTACAGAATCTTATGTAATG